CAGTTTAACGTTCGCGATGATGCGGGCTTGTTTGTTGGTACAAACGGAAATATCAATTTAGGCGTTAGATCTTCAAGCGGAATACTTTATAATTCCACCCCGGGAGCATCAATCGACTTACAAACTACACGAACTGGTGCTGCTGGTTTACCAACTACTGTAATTAAGATTGTTGAAGACAGAGTAGGAATTAACAATACTAATCCGCAGCAGCCTCTTGATGTAGGTGGCAATGTTAGAATAGCTGGCGAATTGATCAATACTTCTGAACAGCAATCATCTAATTTAAACAATGGTGCTATTCAAACAGCAGGCGGTATGGCAGTTGCTAAAAATTTAAACATTGGTGGCGACTTATCTGTACTTAATGGTAACATTTTTTCAAAATCAATTAAACCATTAACTACATCAGAAACTATTGGCGACTCTGGAAATAGATATAGTACTATCTATGCTAATACAATCGATGCGTCAACTATTAAAGGTAACCTAAGCGGTAATATTGCGGGTAACGCACAAACGGCTACATCGTTACAATCTGCTACTAATTTTAAATTAGAGGGCGACGTTTCAAGTAACGTAGTTGTGTTTAATGGTACAGGTAATTTAACAAAAACATTTGTAACAACACTAACATCGGATATTATTTCAACAAAGTCAGCATTAGGTAATGTGCGAGACACTGATGAGGTTTTAGTTTATCGTAGTACATTAGGTCTAAGAAAAATGACTCGAGAGACATTTATTGATGATGCTGGTGTGCCTATTGGAGCAGTGCTACCATATGCTGGATCAATAGCACCTATTGGTTATGTGTTGTGTGACGGTTCAGAATATGAAGCATATCGATATAGAGATCTGTATGATGTTATAGGATCAAACGTTAACTATAAAAATTTAGGAAGAACAATTAATCTTGATCTTAAAGGATCAGATAAAGGAGCAACATTTAGAGTTCCTGATCTTAGAGGTAGATTTGTGTTAGGTAAACAGGATATGGATGCTGATACAACAGTACCTTTCCCAGGAGGAAATAGCAGCCCAGCAGCTGGCATTCCGTTATCTGAAGTTGGCGGTAATAGAGTACTAGACACATCGTCGGCAAACAATTTAGGACGTGCCGGTGGAGCAGATCAATATACACTACAAACTGCCAACGTACCGGATCATGAGCATGATATGTACGGTAGGACTTCGGCAAATTCAAGAGCAGTTCAGTATTATGCTATCACAGAATCGCCATCGGCAAACATAGATTATCAACCAGGCGGTGCTGTATCAAATATACGAATTGAAGGCGGCACAGCAGCAAGCGGTGCTCAAGCTATGGCTTCGTCAGGATTAGTTAAAGTTTCAGATGAAAATAAGAGAAGACCAGGATTTGTTGATTCTCAAACTGGCAAGCCTTTCACAGTAATGAATCCGTTTATCACTTTGAATTATATTATTAGAAGTGGAAGACCAACCAATGATTAATGGAGCGAGTTAATGGCGTACACAGTAAATAAAACCGACGGATCGATTGTAGCCACAGTATCGGACGGGCAAATTGATCAGGGATCAACCGACTTAACACTGATTGGTAAAAACTTCAGCGGATTTGGTGATTATCTTAATGAAAATTTTGTACATCTTTTAGAAAATTTTGCGGGACAATCACAACCAAGTCAGCCAATAATAGGCCAACTGTGGTTTGATACATCGGAAAATAGAATCAAGGTATACTCAGGAAGTGAATGGAAGGCAGTTGGCACATCAGCATTATCGGTATCTAGACCATTAGATATTAGTACTGGTGATTTTTGGTACAATACATCAACTGCTCAGTTATTTTTCTTCGATGGTGCTCGCGACACGTTAGTAGCACCAATATATAGTTCATCACAGGGTTTTAGCGGAGTTAAAGTTGAAACGGTAGAAGATTCAGATAGACGTCCTAAGATTATCACTGGTATATATTCCGGTGGAAGATTAATGGGATACTATAGTACACAAGAATTTATATTAAGAAACCCTATTACTGATTATAACACAGCTAATCAAAATTTAGAAACTATTCCTAACACACTTATTAAGATTGGATTTAATTCCGCAGACCCTGCATTTAAATGGCAAGGTACAACTGATAACTCAGACAAACTTGGAAACGTTGATTCTATTTTTTATGTTAGAAAAGACTTGCCTAACGTACTAACAGAAGCATTAACTATCCAACGAAATGACGGATTGTTTTTTGGAACAGGTCCACAAGGACAACTAGCTGTTGAAAACTCTAGAGACGTAACACTACGAAACACCTCTGAAGATGGCAAAATAACTTTTAGAGCAACTAGAGCTGGCAACCTTTTAAATTACGTTACTATATCACCTAGTTCTTCAGGAACAGATCTAATACAAATTGCTCCGTCAAATCCATTAAGTTTGACTACAATTGGTGGCAGTGTAGAAATTACCGGCGACTTAAAAGTATTAGGTAACATGGTCAGTGTTGACGTTTCTACATTACGAGTCGAAGATAAGAATATTGAGTTGGGTAAAAAGTCTGATGGAACAACGATTACTGATGCCCAAGCATACAGCGGAGGTATTGTATTAAAAGGTACAACTGATCATTATATGATTTGGAATGAAGCCGAGTCAACAGTGACAGATGAGCAAGATTGGGACTTCAGTGAAAATATTGATATTCCGTCTACCCGAGCTTATAAGATTGGTGGTGTTGAAGTTATTAGAAATAACGGATCAACAATTGAATTAACATCGGCAGTTACTGCTGCTCCTGGGCTTATTAGTTTTGGATCGCAAACTAGTCTTACTGCTGATAACATTATTATTGACGATAATAGAATTTCTAATAACGGACGAAACACGAACTACATAAACGGAGACCCTCCAAACCCAACTAATCTTGTTATTGAACCATTGGGTGATGTAGAATTTTTAGGATCTCCATATCCTAGACTATTAGGAATAAGAACTACAGGTGAAGGTGCTATTGATCAAGTACAAGAAAGTTACACTTATCTTGGTACAGTTGATCCTTACGAATTACAAGAAGCTACATCTAAAAAATATGTTACTAACTTGGTTAGAACTAGAAGCATTCCTTTGTCTTTAGATATTACAAAAAATACTAACAGTGGTCACGGAACACAGGCAGAACAGCCGTTAACTGACGCAGAAATTATTTCTATAGTTACTGATATTTGTCCACCAGAAGAATACGAAGAAAATACATTATGTCGTATTGCTACTACTAGATATTATCAAGAAGATTTAGTACAACGTACATTTAACATAGTACACTCAACATTATATGATGTTGAAGGGGCAGAAACACCAGGCGGTGCTAAACTACCATACGGTGTTGTTTTAGATATTGAGAGTCCTGTGACGATTCCACCAATAGCACCGCCATTGTTATTTGTAAGACGAGGATTGATTATTTTACGATTAGAAAATATTTCTTCAACGTTAACATGGGTAGTACATCAAGCGTTAGCAGAAGACCAGTCACCATACGAAATTCCGTATAGTTCATACGGCACACGATTATAATAACGGAAGAGCGACATGCCATATCAAATTAATAAATTTAATGGAGACAGACTAGTAATACTAGAAGATGGTACCCTAGATTCTACAACCAACATTAACCTAGTAGGTAAAAACTTTGCCGGTTACGGTGAAACACAAAACGAAAATTTTGTGTGGCTATTGGAAAACTTTGCCGGCGGGAATGCCCCAGGCAAGCCGTTGGAAGGGCAGATATGGTATGATTCTATTTCAAAACGAATTAATGTATATACAGGAACATCGTGGAATCTAGTTGGCGGAACAAAGATCTCTAATACCGCTCCGGTAGACCCTGCTCCCGGAGACGGTTGGTACGAATCAGACAGCGGTAAATTTTATGTATATGACGGCACAGATTTTCAATTTGTAGGGCCAGAAACTGTAGTAGGGTTTGGCAATACTAGACACATTTCAACAAGTATTATTGATTCACTAGGCAACACCGTTCCGGTTATCCAAACTACAATCAATGACGCATTAATTTCTATTACTGCTGACAGAGCATTTAGTCCATTGACACCGATCACTGGGTTTACGTCATTTGTAAAAGGTATTAATCTTTCAGCATCATCAACAATTAACGGCAATATTACAGGTGCTGCTAACACAGCAAATCAATTAGCTACCACAAGAAATATTAACGGTGTGGGATTTAATGGCAGCTCAAATATTACAATTACAGCAGCAACTCCAGAAGAATTAACTGCCGGCAATTATATAACAGGTACTGCGTTCGATGGATCAGCACCAATTACATGGGATGTAGATGCGTCATCAAACAATATTCAAAATACTGTTGTTGCTCGTGACGGTTCTGGAAATTTTGCTGCTAATACTGTAATTGCTAATCTTACAGGTAATACTATTGGCACACATACAGGCCCGGTAGTAGGCGGAGTAACAGGTAATGTACTTGGCAATCTTACAGGTAATGTACTTGGCAATCTTACAGGAGATGTGGTTGGGGATGTTACTGGTTCGTTGACTGGCAGTGTTGAAGGAAATGTTAAAGGCAGTTTAATTGCTGCTGACAACTCTGTTGCTTATGATGGTGTAACAAAAACATTTACAGGAACATTTACAGGAAACGCTACATCAGCAACACGATTACAAAATGAAATACTAATTAATAATGTTCCTTTTACTGGGCAATCAAGCCTTACAATTTTTGATAATACTAAATTACCTACAACTGGCGGAGAACTAACCGGTTCGTTAATACTACACGACGATCCTGCTACAGATTTTGGTGCTGCAACTAAACAGTATGTTGATAGCAGGGATCAAACAATTAAAGCTGAAGTTATCGCATTATTCCCTACAAATTATGTCGTAACCTACGGTAATACTCAATATAGTATAGCTGGGTACACTAACCAAGTAGGATCATTTAACAATGGTGCTAACTTTTTTGATGTATATCCTCCGCTGGGTAAAACAATCACTCAATTAGTAGCGTTCATTCCAAGTATTGCTGTTATACACTACGCTGGTGGAGTTGATGGTAACGATAGTTTAAGATGTACTTGGAGTAATTTAGGCGATAGGATTAGGGTTTATGTACAGAATACAGAACAACGATCAACCCCAGCTGCCAACTGGTTAGCTATTTGGAGATAACATGTACTACGTTTGTATAGAAAATAATCAAATCACAACAATATTAAATTATCAGCCTAATGTTCCTGGTACTGTGTCAGTAACTGCGATTACTGATGAACAATATGATCAACTGGTCAACGACACACATTTTTTTAATGTGGCAACAAACACAGTTGAGTCGCTGACTAATGAGCAAATAATTGCCAAATCAACATTCAATCAAAACAGTGTACATAGAGAATTTTTAAACACTACTGATTGGCAAGTATTGAGACACATGAGACAAAAGGCATTGGCGTTGCCTACAACACTAACAGACGCTGAATATTTAGAATTAGAACAGCAAAGACAAACTGCTGCTGATAGCATAACAGAATAATAGGAGCGAGTAATGCCATACCAGATTGATAGATATAACGGGTCATTTTTTATAGAAGTACCCGATCAAACGGTTGATAGTTCTAGCTGTGACTTGAAATTAATCGGCAAAAACTATGCCGGGTATGGTGAAGTCCAGAACGAGAATGTACTACATTTATTAGAAAATTTCAGAGGATTTAGTGCTCCAAGAAGACCACTTACTGGTCAAATTTGGTACGACGAGTTAACTAACAAATTAAAATTTTATGATGATACGCTACAATGGAAAACAGTAGCAGTTACTGATGTAGCATCTAATGCCCCAACTGGTTTGACTGTAAAAGACAAAGGTAATTTATGGTATAACGATACCTTAAAACAAATGAACGTATGGGACGGTGCTGACTATGTTATCATTGGACCTGAAATAGCAGTAGGATTTGGTGAAACTAAATTTAGCTCAACTACTATTAGAGATAACGGGAACGTTGAACATCCTCTTATAGCAGTTTATAACAACGAAAAAGTTATAGCAACAATTAGCTCAACTGAATTTGACATTGGTGTTATTGATACAATTACTGGATTTACAACTATCAAACAAGGCTTTACTTTGGTTGATACACCTAGTACCGGAGTAACAACTTCTAGTTACAAATATTGGGGTACTGCAAGTAACACAGAAAAATTTAGCGGATTTACCACTGCTGATTTTGTAATGCGAGGAATGAACGGGTCAACATTTGGCGATACTGGCGTAACACTAGGTGATGACAATGATTTAAAAATATTTGTTGAAGACTTTAATAAAGTAGTAATATCAAGTCAGTTAAATGGCCCGTTAAAAATTCGTATTAAGAATGGAAATACCAACAATGATGTTGCTATTTTTACAGAAGCTGGTATGGAGCCTAACACCACTGAAATATATAATTTAGGTTCAAACAGTAAACAGTGGAATGCAATATACTCTAAAGATGTATTCGGTAATGTTCTAGGAACCTTACAAGGTAATTTGCTAGCAGAAGATGATCAAGTAATGTTTGATGCTAGTCTTAAAGAATTCTTTGGAACACATATAGGCACCCAACAAGGTGATATCAGAGCAGCAGATAATTCTCTTTGCTTTGATTCGTCTTCTAGAGAATTTTTTGGTGCCCAAGGAACATTTACCAACGTTACTACAGATTTGTTAACATTAATAGACAAAGTAATTGGCGACCTAAAAGGCGATATCTACGCTAGTGACGATACTATTGCTTATAATGCTGGTACTAAAACATTTACTGGAACATTAACCGGTAACGCAGCAACAGCATCAAAATTTCAATCATCTAAATTTATCAACGGTGTGCCGTTTGACGGATCAGAAAATATTAATGTAGTTGATGAAACAAGAGTTGCCAAGGCCGGCGGTGTTATGACGGGTTATTTGACTTTAGTTGATGATCCAATAAATGAAAAACATGCTGCTACCAAAAAATATGTTGACGATCAAATAGCAAATAGAACATTATATTTTAGTTTAGATACTAATGGATTGTCAATTATAGGAGCTGGACCAGGATCAGTAGCGGGACTATTAAATCAATTAGCACCACCATTGAATTTCCGAGTAGGAACTATGGCACACATTGCTAGTACAATACAAAACGTGTCAACATCTACATCAGTTTCTAGAGGTAGTTGGATTAGTGTATCATTTGTAACCAATGTATCTGTAACAACAACAGTTACTAATCCCTCTAGAAATAATTTATTAATGTATCGAGTAAATTCAATTCAGTCAAGTTGGGAATATGTCTCAGGTTAAGTTAATTAAAAATTATCTCACTAATGTAGATGAGATTATTGGTCTAGCTGAAAAGCATCGAGACAAGTTTTCCAGCCGAACTGATAATGATGCTCATAATTTTAAAACAACCTACGGTAGTAGCAAATTAAAAAGTTTGTTTCATTTTAACATGGACAACGAATTAAAATCTGCTATTACTAAAACAATACCCGACAATCCAAAATTTATTACTAGTATGACTATTAACAGATACGATCCGGGCGATTATCTGTTAAGACACAAAGACAGCATTGGCGGTTATTGGAAGTTTAAATTAATATTTTTACAAAGTGAAAAATCTCATTTTAAATATTTTGATGATAATGGAGACGAGCATTTGGTAGATGAAGAACCTGGGGCATACATTGATATGCCTATTCATCTTGAACACGAAGTTACAGAAATTGGACTTAACGAAAAGTCTAAATACAGTTTAGTTTTAGCATGGGGAAGGATAGGATAATGGCTAAGAAATTAAGAGAATTATTGTTTATAAAAAACTCGGGAGTGCTAATTGGTGAAATTACCTCCGACACAGACGTTCAAACTTTAAATTTAGACAACTTTGTTGTCAAATCAGTTGAACTAGATGAAGATTTGGGAGATTATTGGTATGGTGACTATACTACCGGCGAAGTTAGATCACGATCGGATAAACCAGTAATAACAGAATCGTATGTAAAATATAACACCAATGTTTCAATTTTAAATGAATATCCTATTCACAAGCAATTAAACATTTTAATAGATGTTATTGATGCTAGTAATATTTCTAAGACTCCCGAGTTTGTTGCTATGAAAGCATTTTTAGATTCAGCAAAAGCTAATCATAAAGAACAAGTTCAAGCCTACGCATCTAACCCTAGTGCCTATACATTTGTTTCTGAAACAGAAGAGCAAGAAACGCTGGCAAAAAAGCAGAATTTTGAATAATAAAATACGATAAATACACAGAATTGGATGAATAACTATGACATACCGCGTAGACAGATATAACGGCACGTTTTTAACCAACGTTGCCGACGGCACGATTGATAATACTACAGACCTTAAATTTGTTGGTAGGAATTATACTGGATACGGCGAAATACAAAATGAAAATTTTTTACATCTATTAGAAAATTTTGCTAATACAGTAGCTCCTACTAAACCAATAACTGGACAAATATGGTATGATTCAGTTAATAAAAAATTAAAATTCTACGACGGCACAAAATTTAAAGTAGCTAGTGGTGCTGAAATTGCTTCTACTCCCCCCGCTGGCCTTTCAGCTGGTGATTTTTGGTTTGATACAAACACTAATCAATTATCAGCATGGAACGGATCAAGTTTTGTTCTTATTGGGCCACAAAGTGCTCCGGGTTTTGGAACATCACAAATTGTAACGCAGGTTGTAAAAGATGCTAACAACACCAGTCACGTTATTCTTCGTGCGGTTGTTGGCGGAGTTACTACTGCTATCTTTAGTAATGATGACGATTTTACATTGTCAACATCGAATAACATTGCTGGATTTTCTGAATCGGGTCGACAAGTTAAAAAGGGTATTACACTAAACTCAGTTAATTCAACTGGTGTTAGTACAGGACAAGTATTTTGGGGAACAGCTAGCGATTCTCAAAAGTTAGGCGGAGTATCGCCGTCAAATTATATTCGATCAGACATCGAGGGCGGTTTTAATAACACTATTGGATTCCAAGCAGGTCTGACAGTAGGGTCTAGTACTAGAAAAGATTTAAAAGTATACGTAAATTCATCAGTTGGTCAACAGCCAATTATTGAAAATCAAATCAATGGTCAAATTTTAATCAGAGTCAGTAATGGTGGTTCAAACATTGACAAAGATGATATGATGATCTTCTCCAGACAGATTTATGACATAGCTGATCAAGATTCGGAATTTTGTATTTTACCAGGATCAACAGAAAAATATAATTTAGGTTATGCTTCAAGAAAATGGAATAAGGTTTTTGCCAATCATTTGTTTGGAGATGTAGAAGGTAACGTAGTTGGAAACTCAACCGGAATTCATAAAGGCAGTATCCGTGATAACACAAATATTATTTCGTTTGATGCTGATACTAGAACATTCTTTGGAAGATTTGAAGGCGAATTTGCCGGCCCTATTGTAGGCCAAGCATCGTCTGCTATATCTGCTACTAGACTACAAGTTGGATCAAATATTTACAATCCAAGCGATCTAGCATTGCCGGGTTCAGCTTCAATTCCAATTAGGACAGCCAACGGAACAATCAGTGCGGTATTATTCAACGGACAATCTACAGATACACAGTCAGTAGAAGGACGCTTGCCGTCAATTGAAAAGGATCCAGATACTGTTGTACTAAGAACCGCAGGTGGTGATATCAATGCTAGATTTTTTAATGGAACTTCAACAAGTTCTAGGTATGCTGACTTAGCAGAAAAATACCTAGCTGACAAAGAATATTCAGTTGGCACCGTAGTAGCAATTGGCGGAGAGGCAGAAGTTACAGAAGCACAATTTGGAGATAGAGCCATAGGTGTAGTTTCAGAAAAACCGGCATTCAGAATGAATGAAGATTTAGAAAACGGAACATATATAGCATTAAAGGGAAGAGTTCCGGTTAAAGTAGTTGGAACTGTTAAAAAAGGTGATAGACTAGTAGCATCGAGCAATGGTTCTGCTATTCGTGCTAGTTTTCATCAACATTCAGATGTTTTTGCTATTGCGTTAGAAACGTCGGATAATACTGAAATTAAATTAATAGAAGCACTAGTGCTATAAGGAAATAAGAATGCCAACAATTACACCGGGAGTAACCCCAATATCATTTAGTGACTGGGACAATTTATATAATACGCTATTGGCTATTATAGGTCCAATCGCAGTTGATAATACAGGTAGGCCTTTACTAAGTTCTAGAGGTAACGGCTACGGGTTAACAACGTCATTTTTAAATTCCGCTCCGTATCCTTTTACTAAAACGATTACATCAATTAGTAGAACTAATCCTGGAGTAGTGTCAACTGGTACTGTTGCCCATGGATTCCAAAATGGGGATATTATTTTTCTATCTGGATTGCCTGGGGCATGGGCTAGTTCAAGTTTGGAAGGACAATACTTCGAAGTAACTAATAGTCTAACAACTTCTTTTTCTTTAAAAGATACATTCTTATCATCAGCAGGGCTACCAGCGTTTGCTGGTACAGGTTCAGTATCTCAACCAATTGTACATAAAAGTCAATTTGATCGAATAAAATTAGATTTAGATGCTGTCTTTCAACATATTTTTGCTGTGAACTCTAGTACAAGTTCGCCAAGCCGTAGTACTACTATTCAAGGATCTGTGTATAATCAATATTATAACGCTATTGATTCAGCAGCGTCAAAAAAATTAGTGATGAGAACTTTTGATCAGGCACTAGTAGCGACTCGTACACAGACTGCTACATGGGGCGATGGTGCTGCAGGACTTGACGCAAATTTTAGAGTTACTTTTCCAGATGAATTAAAATTCTATCAATACTGGAATACAGGCGGCATGATAATATTCAACATAACTATATTAAACGCACAGACATCCGGGCAACAGTTGGCCAAAGAAAGTAGTTGGGTACAAATAGCTACTACAAATTTTCCAATGTATTACACTGGATTTACTAAGAGCGTTATGGGATATGATGGCTCTACATTTGCTCCGAACAGAACCACTGACACAGCTAACTTCACTGAAGAAGGTGCCTTTACATCTTCAACGGCCGGGTTTAGTCGAATTTACTATAAAAATCCAACAAATTCTACCTACGGTAGTAACTACATAGAAATGACTCATTTCAGAACAGTAGGTAATCCTGCCGAAATTCAATTTACTTTGGTAATGCAAGATCAAGTATCTAATGCGTTTACTGGTGGTGTAACAGCTGACGTTAGATTTGATATTACTCTAGTTTATACCAAAGCACCAATTCCGTTAACTTGGGATCCAAGTACTGCTATAACAGTTAGTTTCACAAATAACCTATAACCTAGTTAGCTCGGCATATATAACATGTCGAGCTAAACTATGGAAAAATCTCTTGAAACAATAATTAAAACATCTAACAGGCTACTTTCTGTTAGGATAAAACGTCAGACTCTTAAAGAAAAGTTTGATGCTGACATTACCTTTGGCCATAACGGAGGTATTTTTAAAGTTGATCAATCGTTAATATCATTTGTTAATACTATAGTGTTGGCAGGAAAAACACAAAATATTATTTTATTAGATATTAATCAAACTCCTGTTCTTATCGATGATGCTAACTTATTTTTATCTAATATTATAGATAGATACTTTATGGCCCTTGGCAAGTATCACGCAGGGTATCAAAATCTCAAAGATGAATAACGGTGTTGTAATTTTTGGTCACAATTCAAAACATATTGACTATGTAAAATTAGCTGATATTTCTGCTAAACTTGTGACTGCTAATTTAAAAGTTCCAGTTACGCTAATAACAGACAGTATCTCGTTGTCTAATACAACATCGGACATCACACATATTGATAATTTAGTAGTTGTTGATAAACCAAATAGTTTAAACACTAGAGTATTACTAGGGTCAACAATAGAATTTATAAACACTAACAGATATCAAGCATACAAATACTCTCCCTACGATCGAACATTGTTAATTGATTCTGATTTATTAGTTCTTAGTGATCGTTTTAATGCCTACTGGGAGTCAACACAGGAATTCTTAATTACTGAAAGTATGAATGTGCTCGGGGGGACATTACCTGAACGAGATAAAAAACTTTCTGAAACTACCATTCCAATGCGATGGGCTACTGCTATGATGTTTTCTAAAACACAGTATGTAGAAACAATATTTAAAACAGTGGAATATGTTAAAAACAACTGGTTCTATTTTACAGATTTGTATAATATGCCACCATGTAGTTTTAGAAATGATTTTGCGTTTACAATAGCTAATCACATTGTCAACGGGTTTGTACCTACAGATAATTTTTTACCTAGCCCATTACTGGCCTTAGAGCACCAATCATTAAAACAATTAGAAATTAATCAAGCAACAATTGATAATATTGTTGTACAGTCGGATGTACATGTTATGAACAAGTACAGTATATTAGGAGCTAATTTTGAATAATGATTTTGGATACCTAATAATAATATCAAAGAGTAATGCCCATAGGTATGACCTAATGGCAATATTGTTAGCACAATCAATTAAACATACTCAAAAACACGGCTACGATAAAATTGCTATTGTTACTGATGATAAAGAAAAAATGTCTTGGTTACAAGGAATGCCTTATTTTGATCAAGTAATATTTTGGGATAAAGAAACATATTGGAATGGACGTTCGTGGATGGATGAGTTATCGCCTTGGCAATATACTGTATGCCTTGATTGTGATATGATATTTTTTAGAGACACTAGTCACTGGATAGATTATTTTATACAAGAAACTGATCTATATGTAGCCAACACAGTGTTACAGTATAATGGAGAGGTAATTGATAATGACTTTTGCCGAAAGGCGTTTACAGAAAACAAGTTACCGTCATTGTATTCTGCTTATACATTTTTCTCTAAATCAGCAAAGGCTACTGAATTTTTTCAATTAGGTAGAGAAATAATTTCAAATCCTAATGAATTTAAAAATTTTTTCTTAACAAAACATATACCCGATGTTGTTGGTACAGACGAAGCATTTGCGTTGGCCGCAAAAATATTAGACATAGAAAAAGATATTTCGTACCCATTGGCTTTTCCTAAATTTACACATTTAAAATCTGTACTTCAAACAGGGTTGAACGGCGGATCAATTCCTTTAGATCTTGGATATTATTTTGATGAACATAATTTTAAATTAGGTGTATATGCTCAGATTGAAATATTACATTATGCTGATAAAGATTTAGACATTCAATCGTTAATTGCTCTTTATCAACAGAAATTTATGAAATTAATAAAGGTGTCTAATGGATAGTCTTTGGATTTTATTTGATAAGGCTACTGGACAGATTACAAAGATGTCGTCTACTGCTATCGACAATGAGATAGATTCTAGACAGATGGTTAAAGTTCCGGATGCTATGTTAGCCGATTTAAATCAAAGTAATTCGATATCAAGATTATTTTTTGATTTTAAAGCAGCGATTGTAGAAAACAATTTAGTACTACATGATAGCCAGGAAACTATAATCGATGTTCAGTTTAAAAAAATGATTCCTATTACCTATGTACACAAACATCATAGTTCAAATTCAGATTTAAAATTAGAAATAACTAGTTTAAACAACAAGCCAATTTTAAAAGTAACATTCTGCGGTAATCAATTGTTACGATCAAATAAATTTAAAAATAAAGAGCTAATACACTTAACTGCTAAAAATGATATCAATACCCATTATCAAACATTTGAAATTGATCTAACTAAGTTTGATAATGAATTAATATTTGACATTGATCGATGTGATTACAAACTATTGTTTTCGAATCAAATTAGTTTTTATCACAGAAAAAAATTAAATGTAGTATACACAATAACATGAAAACATCTGAAATTGATTTAATCTTTATTTCCTATGACGAGCCTAACGCTGAATTAAACTACGCTGACTTATTAACTAAAGCTCCATGGGCTAAACGTGTACACGGAGTTAAAGGCAGCGACAATGCTCATAAAGCGGCAGCTGAGTTATCAACAACAGAATGGTTTATTACTGTTGACGGTGATAATATTGTTGATGAAAAGTTCTTTAATATTGAAATAACAGAAACTCCCGGCATTGATGTGTATGGATGGTCCGGCGAAAATATTATTAACAATTTAAGATACGGAAACGGTGGAATAAAAGTCTGGAAAAAACAATTCGTATTAAACATGCGTACTCATGAAGCCGCTACAACTAAAAACGCACAGGTGGATTTTTGTTGGGAAGTTGGGTATCTAAACCATCCAACGGTGTTTAGTAAGACTGTAATTAATCACACTCCGTACCAAGCATGGCGAGCAGGTTTCCGTGAAGGTGTAAAGATGTTACTTAAAGATGGGATCAAAGTAGACACTGGTCCTGTAATGAATTCGATATATTGGCATAACATTCATAGATTAAAAATGTGGGCTTGTATAGGTGCCCACGTGGATAATGGTATCTATGCTATGCTTGGTGCTAGAGCTGGTAGCTATATGACTTACTGTACAGATTGGGATTACATACATGTTAGAGACTTTGAGCAGTTACGTGTTATCTATGATAAATCGTTTAGTTCTATTGAAGGTAACCTAGAACAAATTACAGAAAAATTAAACTTTTATGCTTTTGAATTAAAAGCCGGCATTGGTTTAGAATTGGCTAATTTTAATTCAGAACAAAGTAAGTATGTAACCGATATGTACGCTGAAACAGTAGCACTAGGACAAACATATTATAATAAGGATCCTGTGTGGAAAAGTTCTTTTTAAGCTACGACGATCCGAATCTTAAAGAAAATTTTTTATTTGCTAAAACAAAAATAGCAGATTTAAATTTATTTGAAACTACTACAGGTATTGCCGAATCGCATCGTGCTTGCGGAAAGCAATCTCTAACAAATCTGTTTATGGTCATCGATTCAGATGCGTTGCTAGTGCCTGAATTTAAATTGTCACAGGTATACGATAGTATTATAGATAAAAATAAAATGTATATTTTTTCGGCACGTAATCCTATCAACGGATTGGAATACGGACACGGTGCTATAAAAATATTTCAAAAACAGTTCTTTACTGATAAAGAAGTCATTGATTTTTCTACAAGTTTTTTTGGAAAGATTGAACATATTAAGATTACTCTAAATATACATCGATTTAATTCAAGTCCGTTTCATACATGGCGTACAGCATTTAGAGAATGTGTAAAACTTTCAGCGGCTACTATTAATAATAGAAATAAGTATGATGATGAGTACAGATTATCTGTATGGTGTGAGAACGCAAACGGTAATGAATTTTCACAAGAATGTTTAGATGGTGCCTGTGCTGGTAGAGAATACGGGACTAAATTTAAAGATGATTTTGATAGTTTAAAGAAAATTAACAATTTTGAATTTCTAAAAGAACAATATGTTTTGGCAACGAGATCCTAATAAAAAATATATTAAAATAGCAAATCAGTTAGATAAAACTGGCAAAGGTTTCTGCTTGGCTAAATGGCATATGGTTACAATACATTTACACACCGGCGATAATCATAGTTGTTATCATCCTTCTATGCATAGAGTAAGTGTTGAAGAAGTAACAGAAAATCCAGCAGCATTACACAATAGTCAGTATAAAAAACAACAACGTAAGTTAATGTTAGAAGGCGAAAGACCTTCGGAATGTAGTTATTGTTGGGCATTAGAAGATGCTAATCAAATAAGTGATCGTCACCTCCGTAGTTGGGAGTTTGAAAGTACTAAGCCTAGTATCAAAGCTGTGAATAATCTTCCTTGGGATGCCGATGTTTATCCTAGATATATGGAACTAAGTTTTGGATCAGAGTGTCAACTTAAATGTATATATTGTGCTCCAACTATTAGTAGTGCGTGGGAAGGAGAAATTAAAAAACATGGCGAATATCCTTTAGAATTTTTACCCAATCGTAGACAATACGCAATTAACCCTAAAGGGCGACCTGTTTATAAAGAAGAAAACAATCCTTATATTGAAGCATTTTGGAAATGGTTTCCGGAGTGTTATAAAAATTTAGAAACATTGCGAGTAACAGGAGGGGAGCCTCTTCTTAGCACTAACTTTGTAAAAATGCTTGATTACATAGAAGCAAATCCTAGACCAGATCTTCAGTTTGCTATTAACAGTAACATGAGTGTGCCTCAGCGAAATCTAGATAAGTTTATTGATCGTGCTAAGTCTCTTAGTAAACATAATAAAGTAAAAGAAGTCATGCTGTACACAAGTGTAGATACTTGGGGAGACCAAGCAGAATATATCCGCAACGGATTAGATTTAGAACGCTGGGAGTTTAACGTACATAAGTACCTCAATGAAGTTCCTAACAGTAAATTAGGTTTTATGATTACTGTAAATCTTTTAAGTATCTTTAACTTTGAACAGTTATTAGATAAAATATTAGAATTGCGTAATCGATATAATACCAAGTACAATAATCGAATTCAGCTCGACACACCTTATCTTTTAGAACCACCGCACTTAAGTTTACAAATAGCTAATGACGCACATCTTGCTCGATTGTATCAAGCTATTGCTTACATGAAAACACACGTTGATAATTCTAATTTTAAAAAATTTGATAGTACAGAATTTTCTAAATTTGAACGTGTAGTAAAGTGGGCAGAAGAAAACAAATACAGTGATTCATTATTGCAGATGATTAGAAGAGACTTTGTATCGTTTGTTAACGAACACGATAAGAGACGAGGAACGAATTTTTTAAATACGTTCCCCGAAATGACAACTGCTTACAGCGAGTGGAGTAATACTACTCTACAAAATCTGTTGTAAGCGGAAAAATTTCAGCAATCACTTTAGCACAGGCAATAGCAACTTCTTGATGCTCTAACTGTGTGCCATTCGCTGAACGCAATTCGATAAAGTGAATCCAACTACGTAGTGTGCCGTTCATATACAAACGACTTTCTGTAAGACCTTCTGGTAGTACAGCACGAGCTTGTTCTTTGGCAATACCTTTTTCAATAGCTTCTTGATAAATCAAACGACTATGTTCAATGATGAACTTTTGCTTGGCATCCCACCATGCTTGTAACTCCGAATCATCTGTGCTGATACTGTTCTGTCTATTTTTTGTGTCTTGGAGTCGTGCTTCTCGCAGTACGAACGACAAGTCTTTAGTAGGGTCAGCATATCGCTGACTGAACTCTTGGAAACTAAAGCTTCGGTGTCGCAAGATTTGTCGGGCAATATCTCTTGTTGTGGTAATTTCGATACAGGCTGAGACCATTTCAAGTGGTGACCAGTGCTGGTGTTTGACCAAGTATCGGATGAGTTTTTCGGATGTTTCTGTGTTAAGCTGGTTTGATGGATTGCTGACACGGGCACAATACGCAATGAGTTCCTGTGCATCTGAGATACCCATGTCTTTAAATTCGCCAGTGGGTTGGGAGTAAGATAAAAGTTTAACATTCATGAGTCACCTAATATGTTTTTAGTTATTTTTAAAATATCTTGTTTGAGTTTATCAATATCAACTTGAAAATTGATAGTAACGATGTCGTCTTGAAAATCCCTAATACTTGAAGCAAGCCGTTCGACAATATCGTCCTCATCAACTAAATCTAGCTGATCCGGAAGATCAATTTCCCAAACTCTGCCATCTTGAAAAGTCAGCTCAACTCCGTGAATATACTTAACGGGCATTGAGCTCATGTATATCTCTTCAAATACTTCAGGCCATTCTTTTACAACATCTTTGGGTGGCTTGAAGTATTTTTTAGGCACTAGCTTCTTCTGATACCTTCGTTGATTTCTTCTTAGGTGGATCTAGAGAATCAGCTTCTTTACGTAATCTAGCTGCTTCTTTATACATAGCATCTGCCTGACTACGGTATGATTTAGCAAGATCAGTATCACTTAATACTTCGTTTGATGTTGCCTGTAATGCTGGAGCTGGTTGGGTCAAATCTGTTACTTTAGCAACTTCTTTAACTTCAGCTTTCTTACCATCAGTTAGTGCTAGGTCTTCTAGTTTAACGCCACGCTGTTCAGCAATAAGTTTGTTTAACTCATCTAACCCAATAGCAGTATTTGGATTGGGTGTCATCTCTACATCTTTAGTAGCAACACGAACTAGATTATTGTTTTGATGTAAGGCAGCTAACATTGGCTTTCCATCAGGAAAGTATCTAGTAGAAAGAATTTCACCAAATTCGTATGTATCTTGTGCCTGTTGACTGTCTACTAACTCAATAATAGAGTTATGATAACTATCGTTGAGTCCTGCTGTGCCAGTCACTAAGCAATGATCTGGATCGCCTGGTAGAGTTTTAAAAACTACCAATATTTTACTATTGTTAGTTTTCATCCGCCCCACGTGTTTAAGATTAGCCATTTTCTTTCTGTCCTTCTTGTTTAGGTGTTACACTTTCTAGGAAGGTTGCTAGTCTATTATAGATCTTACCAACTGATTCCATTTCTGCTGCCTTAAACGCACCACGCTGTGTAGCAACATCAACAATAGTACGTAACGCACCTAGATCGTTAATGGTAAGTTCTGGTGATTTAGATTCGGGTGCTGCGGATTGACTTTGTTCTGCTTTGATTTCTTCTGCCATTTATATTCTCCTAAAATGCGGGCAAGCTAACATAAAATAAGTTAGTTCTTTGTCGTCTTCAAATCCTAAAGAAGCTGTATGACTATCCGAACCTTGGATTAGAAAATACCGGCCCTTCAACTTATATTTTATCCAGTCTTCAAGCTCTGTATCGTAAATCTGATACTTTACTTTGATTTTGGCAAAGTGTGGCGGAATCCAAGACACCGATCTTTTCTTTAATACATCTAAAGGATTTAAATTCATCATAGTATTTACGGTAACAATAAAACGGAAGGTTTATTCTTGGCTCATTCTTTTACTGAGTGCTTTGCTATAGCCCATTTTTCGTATATCTCCAGAAAAAAGATATAATTCAAATGCTGCTTTTTCAGTTATAACTGTGATATCTTTCTTAGTAATATAATACGGGCTTTCGATAAAATTGTCAAGCCATATTAGTATCTGAGGTGTTATTGTGATTTCTTTTGGAAACTTAACAGCGTAAGTTTTTAGTTTAGCAGAGTCTGTGATGTACTGTATACCTTCTTCGGTTAGTCTAAGACCACCGGTATCTTTATTTCTATTATTCCACCACCAAACACTTTTTTTGGATTTTACAACATTATCGTTTACAGTATCTTCGGCAGCTTTTAGAAATAATTGTGTATATACATCTTTGTTTTTCATTTTGTAGACTTAATCATTTCGCCTTGTGTCAACTTCACAACTTGAAAATCTTCTGTCTTAAATAATTTGTTTAACTTCTTAGCAAGATTATGTGCGTGTCCGGGATTCGAAAATGAAACTTTTTTATATTTAGGACCAGGATAACTAGAAATCAAACTACCGCTCTTAAGATTGAATGGTTGTCCTTGATAAAACACAGCCCAGATGGCATCACATTCAAGGATTTGTTCTACCTTGAAATTATCTTTATTAGCATACTCTAATAATACTTTGGGTTTCGGTCTACTCATCTAATTCTCTATAATAATACACGCATATATTTATCTCACTAAAACGTTCCTCCATCCATTTGAACATTGATTTGTTGTTGTTCGCCAGTCAATTTGTCCAATCTAGCATGAATCTCTTGTATTTGTTTTCCAAGTTTAGTAGTCATTAGACTTAGATCTGTAGTTAGTTCACGTGCTTCTTGAACTGTTAGTCTAATCTCTTTTTGATTGGTTTTTTCAGCGGCTATTAACCGTTGAATTAATTTTTCAACACTGGGTAATTGGATTGATGTTTTATCTTGAGACATTGGATAACCTTTGACGCATTTCGACTTCTGTTCTAAACGGGCCTTGAAATTCGTATCGTTGGAGAGTGATTAGTTTAGGACAAAAGCTCTTAACCCATCCTTTATCAAATTTAATTACATAGTATCCTGCACAGTACAAACTTTTACTGTCACTACTCTTAGTAAAGAGTGGAAGTTTTTTTTGAATATCGTACATAGCATTATGTGGATCGGTACTAGTTGGATAACTGTGTACTTCTAGTGGATTAGCATTGTTAGCTTCTTTGACAATTTTTACAACAAAAAAATCTTTACCAAACTGGTCGGTGAGACTTTTTTTGTTATCATAGATCCTAATGCCTTTTTCGTTGCTCATTACAAATCTATTATCTTCGTTTTTTCGAAGTGTCGCAAATTTAGTTCCGTCTTTTTCAACAATCCAAAATTTGTTATCAATGATTGGTTTAGCATGTAAGTCTGTCATAGTGTATATCTCGCATTTAATGGTTCGGCATAACTCTGTGCTTGATCAGAAATCTTTTTAAGATCAAATAAATTACAAAACTTTATCAATCTAATGCCTACTTGATCGATGTGTTTATTTGCCGATATGGCTGTAGTAATAGTTTCGTTAATGATGTTTCTAATATCAGCAGGTTGTTGAGTAAGATCAATAAGTTGTCTATTACGTTCGTAATCTTCTAAGACACGATGTTCTTTGCCTTCGTGATCAGACCATCTCTGCAACATGAGATTGTTCCACGAATATCCTTTGCTTTTACGATCTTCGAACGCTTCAGTAAGACCCACTTTTTTGCTTGTGCCTTTAGTACGCACACCCGGATACGCTGAGAAGACATTATCACTGGTATCACCACGCATACATTTTTCAAACAAGAGCCATTCTGGATTTGGGACTTCTTTAGGTTGTTGCGTTTTTTTGTCGATGACTCGTTTGCCTTTTGCATCAAAGATACCTTCGTGTGTAATTGTAGTTTCCATAACACCGTTATATTGCTTCACATTGGGTGCAATAAGTTGTACAAAATCTGTATCAGTACTAATGATAATATGATTATCGTTTGGATGACTCTGAATCCATCCAGCAATTAGATCATCAGCTTCTAAGCGTGGATTTTGCATTACTGTACAGTTAGTCTTATCTTTAATAAAATCTTTAAATGTATCAAATGCTTCCCAAAAGATCTTTTCTTCGTCTGCTTCTTTTTCTGTATGTGCTGCACGAGCAGCAGCACGTTGAGCTTTGTACGGAGCATAAAAATCTTTACGCCAGCTACGCCCCTCTAAACAGAAGATAACGTGACTGCCGTTAAAGTCTTGCCACGCCTTCTTAACACTGTTAAGTGTAATATGAAACGCCATGCCTAGTTTGATATCAGTGTCACCGTTGATAACGTGACGAGCACGAAAGAATGTGTTTGCTGTATCAACTATAATATAGTTCATTTAATGTTCTTTTTAACTGTGTTAATATCAATTACGCCAGTGTTTACTGCACCACCGAAATCACCATCTACTACTACATTGGCACATAGTTCACGGAACCAACGATCGACAATTTGTTCTTCTGGGTCACCGTCGAACCCGTATCCTTCTTGTCTTAATTTTAACACAAACTGGTCATTCCAGTCAAGCTCAAAAAACCCATTGCGGATATTATCTTTGTTTACATGTGTTT